GGGGTATAATGTGGACTCGTTTAATATTACAAACGACATTCTGCCTGGTACTATATTATTACATAGAAAAAAAGAAAGTAATACATTATATACAATTAATGCTTTAAATGCCTTGATTAAATCATTGAATGGTGGAATCATGGATAATAGTTATATGGTTAATTGGAATGATTACAAAAACTGCATATTACTTACTCGTGGTGATGATTTTAAAAAATTAGATACTAAAATACACCAGATAATTAATTTATAAAAATAAAATAAGGTTATGTTGGATTTATCTTTGTTTGATTGGGGGTGGATGAATACACCTAGCAATCGTACTTTATCAAATGGTGATATTACAAAAAATTATTCGCAATGGCATAAAGATGCTATTATACAAGAAATTTTTCAAGATAAAATGTATGAAAAGTTTTTTGAAGTTGAAGAAGGAGATGTTGTAGTTGACTTTGGAGCAAGCATTGGCCCTTTTACCTATTCAGTTTTAGATAAAAATCCAAAACATGTTTATTGTTTTGAACCAAGCCCTGCTGAATGGGATACATTAGAAAATAATACTAAAAATGGTCCTGTTACTATTATTAAAAAAGCAATATTTAGTAGAGAAGGGTTAGCGCAAATAAATTTATTTGGAATAAAAGAGGATGATTCTAATATAGCATTATGTACTACATTTAATAAGTTTTTAGAAGGATATAATATTAATCATATTGATTTTATAAAAACAGATTGTGAAGGAGGTGAATATGCCGTATTTAATCAAGAAAATCTTCCGTGGATTAAACAAAATGTAAAGAAAGTAGTAGGTGAGTGGCATTTATGTACACCTGAAGAGAAGGAAAATTTTAGAACATTTAGAGATTTATACTTAAAAGAATTTCCTAACTATCAAGTATTTTCTGTTGATGGGGTAGACATTAAATGGGATTTATGGAATGAACACTTCATTGAATATTATTGTCAAGTATTAGTTTATATAGATAATAGATAAGAAAAATTTGGTTATCTAAGATTTTTATATTATATTTACAAAAATAAAAAATAAGTTATATGGATTTAAAAACAATCAAATCACGTCTTAATTCGCTTCAGAAGACGAAAAGCGGCTCTAATAATAAAGAAGAGCGTGCTAAAAATTTCTGGCGTCCGGTTGTAGGTAAAGCTACTATCCGTATTGTACCGTCTAAGTTTGATAAAGCAAATCCGTTCCGTGAAGTGTATATTCACTACAATATCGGAAATAGGATGATGATTGCTTTAACTAACTTTGGCGAAAAAGACCCTATCGTTGAATTTGCATCTCAACTGCGTAAAACAAGCGATAAGGCAAATTGGTCATTAGCCAAGAAAATCGAACCAAAACTCCGTATTTTTGCACCTGTCATCGTGCGTGGTGAAGAAGATAAAGGTGTTCGCCTTTGGGAATTTGGTAAAGAAATGTATCTTGAATTATTAAGTATGGCTGAAGATGAAGATATTGGAGATTATACTGATGTTATGGATGGTCGTGACTTTATTATTGATACAGTGGGACCTGAAGTAACAGGTAATAAATTTAATAAATCATCTATTCGTGTACGTACTAAAACATCAGCATTAAGTGAAGATAATAAGCAAATTAAAGCTTGGTTAGCTGAACAACCTGATGTTATATCTTTATATAAAAAGTATGAATTCGACGAAATGAAAAAATCACTTCAAGAATGGTTAAACCCTGAGGAAAGTGAAGATAGTGATGAAGAAGAAACAGTAGTATCATCACCTTCTAAACAAACAACGGGTTTACAATTAAACGTTAAGAAGAAAAAAGATTTCGATGAAGAAGAATTCGACGATTTATTTAAAGACGAAGAATAGTATATATGGCAAAATCTAAAAAAGAAGAAGGTATTAGCTCTGTAATATCGAGCAAACTTAAGGGTACGTTTGATTTGGAAAAATTCAAACAGAGTAAGTACTTAGCTCAACCCGTTAAGTTTAAACCTCAAACATGGATACCATTATCTAATGCTTTTCAAGATACATTATCTATTCCTGGGATTCCGATTGGCCACATAACATTATTACGTGGCCATTCAGATACAGGTAAAACAACAGCAATGTTAGAAGCAGCTGTTGTAGCACAAAAAATGGGTATATTACCTGTTTTTATTGTGACTGAGATGAAATGGTCTTGGGAACATGCTAAACAAATGGGATTTGAAGTACAGGAAGTTGTAGATGAATCTACAGGTGAAGTAATTGATTATAAAGGTTTCTTTATCTATACAGATAGAGGTAGTTTAAACACAATTGAAGATGTAGCAGCATTCATTGCTGACTTGCTTCATGAACAAAAAACAGGTAATTTACCTTATAATTTATGTTTCTTTTGGGACTCAGTAGGTAGTATTCCTTGTCGTTTATCTGTTGAATCAAATAAAAACAATAATGAATGGAATGCGGGGGCTATGTCTCAACAATTTGGTAATTTTATCGATCAGCAAATTGTGTTATCAAGAAAGGAAAATATGCCTTACACTAACTCATTAGTTGCTGTTAATAAAATATGGGTAGCAAAACCAATGACACCAATGGAACAACCTAAAATGAAAAATAAGGGTGGTGACACTATGTTCTTTGATTCTTCGTTAGTTATTACTTTTGGTAATGTTACTAATAGTGGTACTAATAAAATTAAAGCAACTAAAAATGGTAAAGATGTTGAATTTGCTAAACGAACAAAAATTAGCTGCGATAAAAACCACATTACTGGAGTAACCAGTAGAGGATCTGTTATTATGACAGTTCATGGATTCATCGAAGATGACAAAAAAGCAGTTGATGAATACAAAAAAGCTCACTCAGCTGAATGGCTTCAAGTTCTTGGAACTAAAGACTTTGATATTGTAGAAGAAAATGAAATGGGAGAAGATATCAGAGACATTTTTGACAATGAACCTGAACTAAACACAAATGGGCAATAAAGAGTTTTTTAAATCATTACTTGACGACATAAAAGAATCTAAACAGGAGCCCTTGCATTTAAATAGCAAGGTGCTCTTAATAGATGCTATGAACACCTTTTTAAGGTGTTTTACTATGATACAGCACTTGAATTATCAAGGGCATCATATTGGAGGACTTACTGGTTTCTTAAAATCAATAGGTTTTGCTATTAATCATATTAAACCCACAAGGGTTATTTTATGTTTTGAAGGAGCAGGAAGCACAACAAATAAAAAATATCTATACCCAGAATATAAATCAAATAGAAAACTAATTAAAGTTACTCACTGGGAAACATTTAATAATAAAGAAGAAGAATCTGAATCAATAGAAAATCAAGTAGTTAGATTAATTGATTACTTACAACAATTACCTGTTAATTTAATTGCTATTGATAAAATAGAAGCTGATGATGTTATAGGTTACTTAGCTACTAATTTGCCCAATGAAGTAGTAATTATGTCTGCTGATAAAGATTTTTTACAATTGGTAAGCCCTAAAGTATTAGTTTATTCACCAATTAAAAAGAAGTTTTATACCCCTGCTTTAGTATCAGAAGAATATAAAATATCATCTGCTAATTTTTTAAATTATAAAATATTAACTGGGGATGACTCTGATAATTTGCCTGGTGTAAAGGGAATTGGTGAAAAAAAATTACTTAAATTATTTCCTGAATTTATAAAGGATGAAAAATATTCATTTGATTATATGATGAAAACAGCTGAACAAAAAATTAATGAACATGCCTTATATGGCAATATAATTAATTTTAAACATCAACTTGATATTAATAGACAACTTATGGATTTGTCTAACCCAGTATTAAGTGAAGAGGCAGTAGTTGAATTAGATGAATTAATAACTACACTTCCTTTCAAATATAACAGAACTAATTTCTTAAGGATGTATAACGAAGATTTCTTAGGTAACTCAATTCCTAATGTAGAATTTTGGTTATCAAATACTTTTTCGTATCTTACATTATATAAATAAAAAAAGATGGTTGCATTTAATAAGTTATC